CGTTGGCGAAGGCAAGCGCGTGGAAGACGTTGCCGCAAGCTGGTCAGATACCGGCGGCGCGCTTCGTGGCAAACGGGCGGAAGGATATGTGTCTGGCCGCATGATCGAAGCACTGGACGATTTGGTGAGGCTGTGGAAACTGGAAGGATCTGCAGTCATCAACAACCAAGCTCAGTTTTATCTTCGCAATGGTCAGAAAGTTACTGTGACGGATGACATCCGCGCCAGCTCCGATGGTTGGTCTGGTCCTGCCGTGGAGCTTTCAGTTGGCCGATTTGGGGATATTGTCGAGACACAGAAGCGTGGGCTTGACAGGGGACCGTTGATGAATCACTCTGCGACTAATGGGAAGTGATTTGCCCAAACCGCCGCGGAGCTATCTGTCGGCGGTTTTTTAATGCACGGTACTGAATTGCGCCCGCACCAAGAAATGCGGGCTTTCTGTTGGATCAAAGCTATTCGGGCAGAAGGCGGGGGAGTGATCCCGCCGATTTGAGATTCATTCCCGCCGTCACAATCAGACACGGAATAACGGAAAGGCTCTGAGGATCAATTCCTTGGAGGTTGAAAACAATGGCATTTACGAAAGGGCAATCAGGCAATCCAGGCGGGCGGCCAAAAACCAAACCGTTTGCTGACGCATTGCGGATGGAATTAGCCGCGTTGGATGAGAACGACCCGAAAGCACTGCGGGGGCTCGCCAAGAAACTCCTGACGCTTGCTGTCGAAGGCGACAACACGCTGGCTGCGATCAAGGAGGTTGCAGACCGTCTGGACGGGAAGCCGGCCCAGGCTATTGAAAACGGCGAAGAAGGGCCGTTCGAAATTCTTCAGCGCATCGAGCGAACGATTGTCAACGCTCCAAATTCCGACAGCTAAGGTATTCGAGCCACTTCTTCATCCGGCTCGGTACAAGGGCGCGCATGGCGGACGTGGATCTGGCAAGTCGCATTTTTTCGGTGAAAAGCTCGTTGACGATTGCTTGTATGAACGCGGGATGCTCGCAGTCTGCATCCGCGAAGTGCAAAAGACACTGGCTCAATCCAGCAAGCGTCTCATCGAAGCGAAGATTTCAGATTTAGGCGTCGGCCATCACTTCAAGATTTTCAACGACAAGATCGAAACGCCCGGTGACGGAATTATCATTTTCCAGGGCATGCAGGACCACACGGCGGAGTCGATCAAGTCGCTTGAGGGGTTTAAGCGAGCGTGGATCGAGGAAGCGCAAACCCTCAGTCATCGCAGCTTATCGCTGCTTCGCCCCACAATCCGCGCTGATGGTTCGGAAATATGGGCAAGCTGGAATGCCACGCGCAAATCGGACGCGATTGACGACTTCCTGAGAGCGAAGAAACCTGAAGGCTCAGTTGTTGTCCAAGCTAACTGGCGAGACAATCCGTGGTTTCCGAAAGAACTGGAAGCCGAACGAAAGTTAGACTTAGAACTCTATCCCGATCGCTACGATCACATCTGGGAGGGCGGATACGCCAAAGCGTTCGAAGGCGCGTACTTCGCCAAGATGCTACAGGAAGCGCGGGCTCAAGGGCGCATCTGCAAGGTCGCGGCAGACCCACTGCTGCCGATCAAGGCGTTCTTCGACATTGGCGGCGCGGGTGCCAAAGCCGACGCGATGGCGATCTGGATCGCGCAATTCGTAGGGCAGGAAATTCGCATCCTCGATTACATCGAGGGTGTCGGCCAGGTTCTTGCTTACTACGTGAATGAACTTCGCAAGCGCGGCTGGAAAGACGCTGTTTGTTATTTGCCGCATGACGGTGTGAACACAAACAATATCACCGGCAAGAAGTATGAGGATCATCTTCGGGAAGCCGGGTTTGAGGTTGAGCCACCTGTGAAAAACCAGGGTGCAGGCGCTGCCATGATGCGCGTCGAGGCGGTTCGTAGAATCGGGCCGAAACTCTGGTTCAATGAAGAAACAACGGAAGCCGGTCGCGATGCGCTTGGCTATTACCATGAACGCAAGGATGAAACCCGCAATGTCGGACTTGGTCCTGAACATGACTGGTCTTCCAACGGCGCGGATGCGTTCGGTCTGATGGCGATTGTCTATGAAGAACCGAGCAAGGCGCGGGCCTTCAATCGCCAGATTGTCTACCCCAAGCGTGGCATAGCCTAATGGCAAAGATGGACCTCCCCACGCTCAAGGCTATGCTGTCGGCTGAGAAGGCTGATGCGCTGGCTGCGACGGAATCGGCGAAGCTTAGTTCAGAGCGCTCTAACGCCATGGATTATTACCTTGGCGACATGCGCAAGGACATGCCGGCGAATGAGGGCGAGTCCAGCGCGGTTTCAACTGACGTGGCCGATACCGTCGAAGGCCTGATGCCGAGCCTGATGGAGATTTTCTGCGGGTCGGACGAGGTTGTGGCGTTCAATCCAGTCAGTGCACAGGACGTGCAGGCTGCAGAGCAGGAGACGGATTACGTCAATCACGTATTCATGCAGCGCAATCCCGGCTTCCTTGTGCTGTATTCCTTCATCAAGGATGCGCTGCTTCAGAAGGTTGGCGTCGTAAAGGTTTGGTGGGAAACGCGCGAGGAAGAACAGCGCGAGACGTATCTCGACCAAACAGACGATGCGTTCGCTCTTCTGGCTCAGGCCGTACTTGAAAGCGATGGCTCACTCCGTATCGAAGAACACACCCAGAAGGAAGAACAGGGCACTCCTGATCCACAAACCGGCCAGCCAACACCTGTCATTACGCATGACGTAACGATTGTAACAACGCAGAAGTTTGAACAGGCCCGTGTTGAAGGTGTGCCGCCAGAAGAATTTGGCATTGAGCGCAATGCGCGGTCGATACAGACCAGCAATTATTGCTTCCATAAGATTGTCACACTGACCGAATCCGATCTGATTGAGCAGGGGTATGACTCCGATCAGATCAAGGCGCTTCAGACCTACGGCAACACGTCAAACACCGAGGAATTAAGCCGCGATTCCGTTGATGAGGAATATTGGGCTGACAACAGCACCAATACCGGCTCTCGAATTGTCGAACTGGTCGAGCACTACATCCGCATGGATTACGAGGGCAAAGGCCGGGCCTGCCTCTACAAGGTGACGACGGGCGGCGGTCAGGAAGAAATCCTCACGAAGGACGGCAAGCCGGACATCGAACAGGTCGATGTGATGCCTTTCGCGGCCATGACGCCGGTTATCATCACTCATCGCTTCTTCGGCCGGTCGATTGCCGATCTTGTGATGGACATTCAGAAGATTAAGACTGCGCTCCTGCGGGCGATGCTCAACGCGCAATATCTCGCCAACAACCCTCGCACGATTGTTTACGAAAACCTGGCCGGGCCGAACACGCTGGACGATCTGCTGGTGTCCCGTAATGGCGGGATCATTCGAGCAAAGTCACAAGGCGCCGTCGAACCATATAAAAACCCGTCCATTGGCGGCGATGTTCTGCCTGTCATCGAATACATGGACGCCACGCGGGAATGGCGGACTGGCGTCACCCGGCAAGGGCAGGGAATTGACGCCAACTCGTTGCAGAACGTGTCGGCTACGGCCTCAGCACAGGGCTATAGCGCGGCACAAGCCCGCATGAAGCTGATTGCGCGTATCTTTGCCGAAACAGGCATCCGCGATCTATTTCAGTTGCTACATGGTGTCATTCGCAAGCATGCGACGAAGAAGGATGTAGTAGAACTGCGCAAGCAATGGGTTGAGGTTAACCCACGCGGCTGGAAAACCCGCAATGACATGACCGTTAAGGTGGGGCTTGGCTCCGGCACGAAGCAGGAGCGGGCCGCGAACCTGACGGCACTGATGGGCCTGCAGGAAAAAGCGCTGCTTGGTGGTCTGCCGATTGTATCGGCTAAGAACGTGTACAACGCAGCCAAGGAGTTCTGCAAAGTTATAGACCTGAAGGACGTGGATCAGTACATGACCGATCCTCAGTCGCAGGAAGGCCAGAAAATGGCTCAGGATACCGCGCAGAAGCCCGATCCGAAAATGCAAGAGCTGCAGATGAAGGCTGCACTGGAAGAAAAGGCGGATCAGCGCAAGGCCGGTATCGAACAGGTGCAGGCGCAGGCCGACATCGCTACGCAGGACAAGAAAACGCAGGCTGAAATGGTTCAGCAGGAGCGTGATTTCCAATTGAAGCGCGAACTGGCACTATTCCAGGCACAGATCGATCAGCAGCGGTTCGAAGCCGAGGAAGCGCGCAAGGATCGAGAACACCAGCAGAAGATGGAATTGGCCCGAGAGACACATGCTCACCATATGCGGCAGGCTGAGGTAGGAATGGTCGCCGGCGCTCAGGCCCATCAGCAACGTATGGAGCAGGGTGCGCAGAAGAGCGCTGAGGCGTAATGGACGAAATTAGGCTCAACCAGGAAGCCGCAAAGGGCGCTCGCGCTAAGGCGCTCCTTGAGAATGAATTGCTGGTGGGCGCATTTGCCGAACTGGAAAGCGCCTACATCGAACGCTGGCGACTGACGCATATCGATGACGACAAGGGCCGGGAAAAACTATTCATTGCGGTCAATGTCGTCGGGAAGGTTCGCGATCACCTATCTGCCATCGTCTCGAACGGCAGCATGGCCGCGAAGCAACTGGACGATTTAGCCAAGCAGGCCGAGCGCAAGAAGATACTCGGGGTGCTGTGATGCGCGTCTATCGGCCAAAGTCAAACTGGATGGATGATGAGAGGCTTCATCTTCCGACGATAGATATCTTTGAAAGTGATAAAGGTTGGCAGCGAACGGGGCTGCTTGACCAGCACGGGAACGAATTGATGTCCGCGACACATACGCAGCCTATCGGCTTTGTCACGGATTTTACCAGACCATCAGTCGTAGAAACGAAGCCGCGCGATCGTAAGCGGCGCTAACCCAAAGGAAAATTCATGTCTGACGAAGCCAACGCCCCTGTTGGCGGCGAAGCCGCGTCTGCGACTCCCGCAAGCACCCCGGCGAACGATGCGCCCATGACCGTTCGCGAAGCCGCGGAGGCCTATGCATCCCGCCGTCAGAATGACACTGAACAAGCCGCGAGCGCCGAACCGGCAGCCACGGACCCGAAATTGGCCGATGAGGCCAACGCCGCCCCTGCTGAGCAGGCTAACGGTGAGACGCAGGAGCCCGACCCGGCTGAAAAGCCGTCCATCGAACCTCCGAGGTCTTGGACAAAGGAAGCGAAAGAGCGATGGGATGCCCTCCCACCCGAGACGCAGGAATATCTTGCGCAGCGGGAGCAGGAGCGTGATCGCGAAGTCCGCCGGAGTCAAAACGAAGCCGCTGAGCATCGTAAGGCCTTTGAGGCCGAACGTGCGCAAGTGGAACAGGCAAGGAAAGAGTATGAGGCAAAGCTTCCTGCAATTATGCAGGCGCTTCAGGACGCACAAGCTGGTGCATTCGCGGACATCAAGACCGTGGAAGACGTTCAGCGTTTGGCGGCTGAAGACCCGTTCCGTTACCTCCAGTGGCAGGCACACCAAGACAGGGTACGCGCTGTCAACTACGAAATGGAACAGGCCAATCAGCGTCAGCAGCAAGAGCAGTCCACCAACTGGACAAAATTCCAGGCGGATGAAACTGCAAAGGCTGCGGAATTGCATCCTGAACTCGCCGATCCTGTAAAGGCAAAACAGCTTCAAGAAAAGGTTGTCGAGCTTTTTCGGGATAAGGGCTTCACTGATAACGATCTGAACGGCATGGCGGCCGGCGAGAAGTATTCGCCGTTTGATCATCGCTGGCAGTCGATCTTGGTCGATGCCCTGAAATACCGCGAGGCGCAAAAGGCGAAGCCTGTTGCTGTTGCCAAGCCAGTCCCTCAAGTCCAGCGGCCCGGTGTAGCGCAGCCAAAGGGTGCTGTAGCCGACGCCAACGTACAAGCCCTCTCACAACGTCTCAGCAGCACCGGAAGCATCAAGGATGCCTTCGCCCTTTATCAGGCGGAGAAAAAAGCCGGTTAGGCATAAGGAAACAGGACTATGGCTCTCCCAGCGGATACCTTCACCACTTACGACGCGATCGGTAATCGCGAAGATTTGTCGGACAAAATCTTCCGTATCGACCCGACCGATACGCCCTTCTTCACCATGTGCGAGAAGGTCAAAGCCTCTGCCGTCAATCACGAATGGCAGACGCAGTCGCTCGACAACCGAAACACCGGCAATGCGGTGCTGGAAGGTGACGACGCCACAACCGACGCGGCAACCCCTACTGTCCGTCTCGGCAACATCTGTCAGATTTCTGACAAGGTGGCCCGCGTAACCGGCACCCAGCAGGCAGTTCAGCATGCCGGGCGCGGTGATGAGCTGGGCTACCAGAAGATGCTCAAGGGCCAAGCGCTCAAGCTGGACATTGACGCCATCCTCTGCGGCACCAACCAAGCTAAGGTGACCGGCGACGGCACGACTGCCCGAAAAACGGCTTCCGTCCTGTCGTGGATCAAGAGCAACACCAGCAAGGCGACTGCCGGCACCGCTGGCGTTGATCCTACAGCGGCGGACGGCACCGGCACACGCACGGATGGAACGCAGATCGCGTTCACGGAAAACCGTTTGAAGGCCGTACTTCAGTCCTGCTGGACGAATGGTGGCAAGCCGGACGTCATCATGTGCGGCGGCTTCAACAAGCAGCAGTTCTCGACCTTCACGGGCCGGGCAACCCCGATGGAAGATACGAAGTCCAAAAAGATCGTAGCGTCGGTTGACGTGTACGAATCGGACTTTGGTACGCTGAAGGTCGCGCCGAGCCGTCAGGTTCGCACCCGCGACGTTCTGGTCTTGCAGTCCGACATGTGGGCGGTCGCTCACCTGAATGGCCGCAAGATGGTTGCCGTTCCGCTCGCCAAGACTGGTGATTCGGAGCGCGCCCAGATGTTGTCGGAATACAGCCTAGAGGCTCGCAACGAGAAAGCTTCCGGCGGCGTGTTCGACAACACCACGGCGTAAGCCTTCATCACATCAACCCATGGGCGGTTCTTCGGAGCCGCCCTTTTTCTTTGGAGGCTTTCATGGCTCTCGCCAATAATCGACCGCTCAATATCATCCGCGTATTCGCCCACACGGCGGATTCTTCGACCGCGGGAAGTGCGTTCACCGTGGCCCCATGCCGGGGTAAAATCGTCAAGCTGGGCTCCGTGATCGATGCAGCCGTAACCACGGCTGACACCGCCATCACGTCAAAAGTCAACGGAACTGCCATCACTGGTGGCGCGTGGACCATTGCGTTCACAAGCGCGGCAGCAGGCGACGTGGACACCGTCGCTCCGTCTGGTGCCAATGCTGTCAATGAAGATGACAAGATCGAGTTCGCCTCGGACGGCGGTGGCTCCGGTACGGTGCCAACAACGTTCTTTGCTGACATTCTGGTGTCGTAATGAAGGCGTCATCCCGCATCATATCGTCTGCGGCGTTCACCCTTAGCGGCACATCGCAGGCATCGTCTGCATTCGGATCGCAAACACGGCAAATCAGGATCGCTACCGCTGACCAGCCAGCCTATGTGGTGATCGGTGATGGCACCCCCACGGCAACGTCCAGTGGAGCACTGATCCCCGCTGGTTGGGCGGAATACTTCACCGTGACCCCAGGCCAGAAGATTGCCGTACTTCAGGCCGGTACTGCCGGCGCCTTGTCAGTTTCGGAAATGGGCTGATGGGGATCGGGACACGGCTCCACGTTGATGAAAGCGCTGGGAATTTCACATTCCAGCGCGTTCAGGACGTGGAGGATATTCTTGACCTGAACAAGCAATTACAGGCCACAACCCAGAATGCAGACTGGGGGCGGCATGTCGCCCGCATTCCCAACATCTTCCTTGAGCAATGGCTGAACGAAGAATATGCGCGCGGGAATGTGAGCTTGCGCATGTACACGCCTGAATTCGACAAGCTCGTTGAGAGGAAGCTGCAAGACCCTGACTGGCGGTTTCTGCGCGTGGATGACCGGGCATCTACCGGCTTTTTGGGATTTGGCAGCTAATGGCTTTCGATTCCTACACATCCTTACAGGGCGAGATTGCAGACTATCTCGCGCGGGACGATCTTGTGTCGAAAATCCCGTCGTTCATCACGTTGGCTGAGGCAAAGTTCAATCGAGGTTTGTTTGTTCGCCAAATGGAGCAGCGTTCGACCGCATTGATTGATCCTGGCAGCGATGAGCCGGAATATATCTCGCTGCCGCTAGATTTTCAGTCCATGCGGCGGGTGAGGGTGTCTAGCGTTCAAGGCAAGCCGCGACTTGATTTCAAGAGCGGTGTGCAGGCCGATGAATATCGCCAGTCTCACGGCGACGTCACTGGGTTGCCGAAATACTTCACGGTCTTTGGCGACGAAATCGAACTAATCCCATCGCCTGACGCGGCCTATACCGTGGAAATGGTCTATCGGCGCAATGTGCCGGCCCTGTCCGCTGACAATCCATCAAACTGGCTTCTTGCTTTAGCACCTGATGCGTATCTCTACGGTGCGCTTTTGGAATCGGCCCCATACACCAAAGAAGACGAACGTATCGCTGTATGGGGTGCTGGCCTGACGGCTGTGATCGATGGGCTGAACAATCTCGGCATGACATCAACGTTCAATGCTGGCCCGCTCACGCAGGGCAGCCGTAATCCGACGCCATAAGGAGCCGCTATGGCCGCCTTCAATAAATTCAACTGCTTCGTGGAGGATATGGCTCACGGCCTCCACGACATGAAAACCGGCACGTCGCAGGTTTACAAAGTATATCTGACAGACATCGCTCCGGCTGCGACCAACACGGTCTACAACACTCCCGCCGATCTATCGACTGCCAATGGTTACACTGCGGGCGGCAACTCTGTAGGCACGATCACCGGAGCGCAGACTTCTGGCACGTTCAAATTCGTCGGTGCGACTGACCCATCTTGGACCGCCTCTGCCGGATCGATCGGGCCGTTTCGTTATGCCGTTCTTTATAACGAGACATCTGCAACCAAGCCGCTGATTGGCTGGTGGGATTACGGGACTGATATTACGTTGACGAACGGCAACACGTTCACGGTTGATCTTGACCAGTCCAACGGCATTCTGACGGTCACCTGATGGCGACAAACCTTGTTGACCGCGCATGGATGAGCGTCTCGGGGACGCCTGGCACTGGCAACATCACGCTTGGCAGCGTCGTGGCCGGCAATCAGTCGTTCAGCGACGCAGGCGTGACGGATAGTGTGCCGTTCTCTTATGTCGCGATCGACGGCAACGATTTTGAGATTGGAACAGGGCAATCAGCTTCTAGTGTGACGACTTGGCAGCGGACAACGGTTTCGCGGTCGGTTGTCGGCGGGACGGCCGGAACGTCGAAGCTCAATCTGTCGAGTGCAAGCACAGTTTTTCTTACTGCGCGTGCTACAGATTTGCGAGCGAGAGAACTTCTAACCGCAAACCGGACGTATTATGTCCGCACCGATGGCAGCGATAGCAACAACGGACTCAGCAATACGTCAGGTGGCGCATTCCTAACGATTCAGAAGGCGATCAACGTTGTCGCTGCACTTGATATTTCGATCTACAACGTAACTATCCAAGTTGGGTCTGGGACATATACCGGGGCCGTTATTGTCAATGGACCGTTTGTCGGGCTTGGAACTGTTTCTCTAGTCGGTGACACCACCACGCCGACAAACGTTGTGATTTCGACGACATCAACAGATTGTATCACGTCCCAGAATAATTGCGTTCTTTCAGTCGGCGGGTTCAAACTTACCACGACAACTTCCGGAAGCTGCCTTACCGCGTCTGCAAACGGAACCATATATATAACAGGCGCTATGAACTTTGGCTCTACGCCAACAAACAGTCCGCAAATCAGCGCGTCAAACGGTGGCAAGGTATTTAACTTTGCGGCGAACATAACAATTTCGGGAGGTTCATTTGCTCACGCGTATGCCCAGCAGTTAGGCGGGATTGTGTACGCAGGAATCACGGTTACGGTATCAGGAACACCAACATTTTCTTACGCTTTTGCAGCGGCAAACAATGTCGGCTTTTTCAGGTCGGCAAGCGTCACTTATGCCGGCTCTGCAATAGGTCCAAGATACAACGCGTCAGCAAACTCAGTTGTTCAAACTGACGGGGCAGGTGCATCGGCGTTGCCGGGTAATGCTGCCGGGTCTACTTCCTCTGGCGGTCAATATCTTTAAGGAGAATGGACATTGTTAGTTTACGATCCCACCAATTGGTATTGGTATGTCGCAGGCGACCAGACAAAGGCCTTTTCAAGCAAGGCTGGCGATTACGTCGCATCAACGGATGAGGCTTTTCAGGCATGGCTTACGTCTGGCGGTGTACCGACAAATATCGACACTGAGGACAATCTGGCCGACGTGCTGGCCGCCGCTTCTGTCCGTCCCGTGAATGCAAATATGCTCGAAGGCTACAAGGGCTCGCAGGCCTCTAAATTCACTCTATTGATTGCAGCAAAGGTTGCCTTCAATCACGAAAACCGCATCCGCGCACTTGAGGGCAAGGCTCCGGTTACTGCCGCTCAATTTGCTGGTGCGCTGAAGGCAATGCTATGAGAAAGCTTCTCCGCAAGATCATCATATGGGCGCTTGGTGCTGTTGATCCGCCGAATCTTGACCCGTCTGATCTGGATAAACACGCGGCGCAGAATAAATAATGCTCGGCTTTTCACCCGTCGCTGGCCTCCCTCTCGCGCAAGTCCCGCAGGCTGCGGCAACGACGATTGCGCTTGTTGCCGAAGAAGGCACATTTTCACTTACGGGGAATGTAGGGAAGTTTGCAACGCGCGCTGCGTTTGAGGATGGGGTGTTTAGCTTCGTCGGCAATTCCGTAGTCTTCAAGACATCGTTTTTGTCATCGCGCGGGTCGGTTGTTGAAATGGGAAATGCTGCTGCTTTTCTCTCCGTATTCAAAGCCACGACAGGCCCTTATGCCGTAACTGGTAATGCGGTCACGTTCCCGAGTGTTTTCTATGCCACACACGGTGAAGTCGAGATCGTCGCCAGCTCTGCTTTTTTCCAGACACAGATGGCGTCATTGATGGGGTTGTTCGACGTAACTGGTTATGCGGCGTCCTACACCTGGATTCATGAGGCATGGCTTCCTCGCCAGATCGATCCAGAAGAGTGGATCGAGGAAGCAAAAGCTTCTGTGCCATGGGCTGTGAGTGCGAAGCAGACAGAAACGTGGTCCGCCAAAGCTGAAGCCAGCAGATCTTGGACGCCTGCCACCAAGCAAACAGAGAATTGGATGCTTCACTGATGCTGCAATATGGCGAATACAAACCAGACATTGCAGACTATGAAGGCCAATCGACAAAGAACATTCTCAACGTGCTGCCGCAAGGAGATGGTTACGGGCCGTTTCAGGCCTTCACGACATATTCGCAGGCTTTGCCTGATGTGTGCCGTGGCGGGTTTTATGCGCTGAAGCCAGACGGCACGATCGCGACATTCGCCGGTACAGAAACGAAGCTGTATCTGCTCGATAATACGACATTCGAATGGACCGATGTGTCGCTTGCCGGCGATTACACTGCACTGAACCCGGCCGCACAATGGCGCTTTGTGCAGTTTAATAGTCTAATTGTCGCTGTGCAGGCCAACGCTAATCCTCAGGTGTTTGATCTTGGATCGTCCGTGGCATTTGCTGATTTGGCTGGATCGCCGCCGCAGGCCGCATATGCGGATATCGTAGGGCGCTTTATAGTTCTGTCCGGCTTGACCAGCAACCCGACGCGTATTCAGTGGAGTGGATTAAACGACATCAATGGAACAGATAGCTGGACGCCGGGGGTCAACTCGTCAGATTTTCAGGACCTGCCAGATGGCGGCATTGTCCGAGGTGTCGCGGGCGGCGAATTCGGCACGATCTTTCAAGATCAGGCAATCCGGCGCATGTCGTATTTGCCGGGATCGCCCCTCATCTTCCAGATCGAGCGCGTCACGCAGGACCAAGGCTGTTACGCGCCTTACAGCATCGTGCGGGCAGGGCAGACGATCTATTTCTATTCCGCTAAGGGCTTTTACAAGATCGAGCCCGGTTCGCTGCCTGTTCAGATTGGTCGCGAGCGGGTTGACCGAACGTTCTTCAACGATCTGGACAAGAGCAATCTCCAGCTTTTCATGGGCGCTGCCGATCCGCGATCCACGCGGGTTTTCTGGGCCTACAAGTCCACAAACGGCAGCGATGCCGCCTATGACAAAATTCTCGGATATGACGGCGCTTTGGACCGGTTTTTCCCGCTCATGATGTCAGGCGAATATCTGCTTGGCATTTCGCAGACGGGACAGACGCTGGAAGGGCTCGACGCCATGTCGGCTTCGCTCGACGCCATGTCGGCTTCGCTCGATAGCTACGCAACGTCCGTCACGCCTGAAATCTCGCAGTTTAGTGTGAACGTTCTGGGTTTTTTCCGTGGGTCGAGTCTTGAAGCCACGATGGAAACGCCAGAGCAGGGGACGGATGGTAAACGCATCAGGTTAAGGGGATTTCGGCCTGTAACAGATGCGCAGTCCGTATTTGGCTCTGCTTCCTTTCGAGAGACGCAGCGAATCGCGCCAACATCATTGCCGGAGGTTGCGATTAATCAACGGACTGGACGTTGCGACTTTCAGAAGTCCACTCGATACACGCGAATGA